AGTAAAAGTGCATCACGATGGGGAACTAATTATAATGGCGAGTACTTTGCTATCGGTGTGGGGGGTGCTCTTGCTGGTCGGGGCGCTGATCTTTTTATTATTGACGATCCTCACTCAGAGCAAGACGCCAAGCTGGGACGTCCGGATGTTTTTCTACCTGCTTGGGAGTGGTTTCAGTCTGGTCCTATCCAGCGTCTTATGCCTGGTGGAGCGATCATTGTAGTGATGACTCGTTGGTCCAAGCTAGATTTGACGGGCCAAATAGTTAACCAAATGGTAAAAAGTGAAGGGGTAGACGAGTGGGAAGTCGTTGAATTCCCAGCGATTATTGAAGACAAAGAAGGCGAACAACAAAGTCTTTGGCCTGAATTTTGGCCACTTGAAGAATTACAGGCAAAAAAAGCAGTACTTGATCTTCGATATTGGAATGCGCAATACATGCAAAACCCAGTGTCGGAAGAAGGTGCACTCATTAAACGTGAGTGGTGGAAGATATGGGACAAAGAAGATCCACCAGGTTGCGAATTTACTATTATGTCTTTAGATGCTGCCCAAGAAGCTAACAACAGAGCGGATTATAATTCGTTAACTACGTGGGGTGTCTTTTTTAACGAAGAAACCAATAATTATAATATAATACTATTAAATGCTATCAAGAAACGTATGGAATTTCCAGAGCTTAAAGAACTCTGTATTGAAGAATACAAGGATTGGGAACCTGATGCATTCATAGTAGAAAAGAAATCTAACGGAGCTGCTCTATATCAAGAGATGAGAAGAATGGGCATTCCGATAGGAGAATTTACACCTGGAAAAGGGCAAGATAAGATATCCAGAGTTAACTCTGTGGCAGACTTATTTAGATCAGGTATCGTGTGGGCACCAGATAGAAGATGGGCACATGAAGTGATTGAGGAATGTAATGACTTTCCATCAGGTGCAAATGATGACCAAGTGGACTCTACAACTTTGGCATTGATGCGTTTTAGACAAGGTGGGTTTATTAGATTACCAACTGATGAACCTGATGATATAAGAATGTTTAAATCAAGTAGAAATAGGTTATATGCGTTATGATTGTCTATGCAACAAAACGTGGTGTTGGTGGAAGGCTAATACTAAAACGATGGGTTAAGATGCGTAGATCAGACATCAATACAAGACGTGATATTAGAGTACAAAAATACAGACGCTTATGGTGGTGGGATGCAAGTAGGTGGGATCAAAGACATGGGTATTAATAAAGGATAAATTATGGCAGTCAATGTAGATAAAAGTGTAAGTCAAGCTCCTCAAGGTATTGAAGAGTTAGCGGCTCAACAACCGGCAATGAGTATTGAGATTGAAAATCCAGATTCAGTTACATTAGATGATGGCAGCATGGAGATTACAATTACTCCAGGCAAAGANGTTAACGAAGANTTCAATGCTAACTTAGCAGAAGATTTAGATGAAGGACAACTTACAGAATTAGCAGGAGATTTACTTGGTGAATTTGATGCTGATGTTACATCTAGAAAAGATTGGTTGACCACTTATGTTGATGGTCTAGAATTATTAGGTTTAAAAATAGAAGACCGCACAGAACCATGGCCAGGTGCATGCAATGTGTATCATCCTCTAATGACTGAAGCGTTAGTTAAGTTCCAAGCAGAAACCATGATGGAAACATTCCCTGCTAAAGGTCCAGTTAAAACTTTAATCGTAGGTCGTCAAACTCCAGAGAAAGAAGAAGCTGCAGAACGTGTTCAAGATGATATGAACTATCAATTAATGAATGCGATGCCAGAGTATCGTCCAGAACATGAAAGAATGTTATGGGGTCTAGGCTTAGCAGGTAATGCGTTTAAAAAAGTTTATTATGATCCTAGCATGGAACGTCAAGTATCCATGTATGTTCCCGCAGAAGATATTGTTGTACCTTATGGTGCGTCATCATTAGAAACTGCAGAACGTGTAACGCATGTGATGCGTAAAACTAAAAACGAGTTACATAAATTACAAGTAGCAGGGTTTTACAGAGATGTAGATTTAGGTGAGCCGTTCGTTGATATTGACGATGCTGAGAAAAAGATTGCAGAGAAAATGGGGTTCAACCCATCAGAGGATGATAGATTTAAAATCCTTGAGATGCATGTTAATTTAGATTTAGAAAATGGTGATAGTGATGATGGCATAGCACTACCATATGTAGTAACTATTGAGAAAGGTACAGGTACTGTATTAGCGATAAGACGTAACTGGAACCCAGATGATAAGTTAAAAACTAAACGTCAACACTTTGTTCACTATGGCTATATTCCAGGATTTGGGTTCTACTGCTTCGGACTTATTCATTTAATTGGAGCGTTTGCTAAATCAGGCACAATGATTCTACGCCAATTAGTAGATGCCGGTACATTGAACAATCTACCAGGTGGTTTGAAGTCACGAGGTTTACGAATTAAAGGAGATGATACTCCTATAGCTCCAGGTGAATGGAGAGACGTTGATGTACCATCAGGTGCGATTCGTGACAATATCTTACCATTACCATACAAAGAACCTTCACAAGTATTACAAAGCTTGATGAATCAGATTATTGAAGAAGGTCGTATGTTTGCAAATGCAGACGGACTTAAAGTATCTGATATGTCATCACAAGCTCCAGTAGGTACAACATTAGCCATATTAGAAAGAACTCTTAAAGTAATGTCAGCTGTTCAAGCTCGTATTTACTATGCGATGAAACAAGAGTTTAAATTACTTAAAGGCATTATTCGTGATTACACACCAGCAGAATATAATTATGATCCAGAAATTGGTGATAGACGTGCTAAACAAGCTGACTATGATAATGTAGATGTAATCCCTGTATCAGATCCTAATGCAGCTACAATGGCACAAAAGGTTGTGCAATACCAAGCAGTTATGCAAATGGCTGCACAATACCCACAAATCTATGATCTTGCTGAACTTAATAAGCAGATGTTAGAAGTTTTAGGTATTAAGAATGTAGGCAAATTAATTCCATCAGCAGACGATCAAAAACCAAAAGATCCTGTGACTGAGAATATGGCGATCCTAAATGGTAAACCTGTAAAAGCGTTTATCTACCAAGATCATCAAGCACATATTCAAGTTCATATGGCGGCAATTCAAGATCCGAAGATGGCTCAGCTTATTGGTCAGAATCCACAAGCTCAAAATATTCAAGCAGCAGCTATGGCTCATATAAATGAACACGTTGCTTTTGCGTATAGAAAACAAATTGAAGAACAACTAGGTGTACCGCTTCCAGATATGGATGAAGTATTACCACAAGATGTTGAAGTTCAGATTTCACAATTAATGGCACAAGCTGCAGGTAAGTTATTAGCTAAAGATCAAGGTGAGGCTCAACAACAACAAATTCAACAGCAACAACAAGATCCGATTATTCAAATGCAACAACAAGAATTACAGTTGAAAGCACAAGAAGTTCAGATCAAAGCTCAACAAGTTCAGATGCAAAATCAACTTGATCAACAAAGAATTGAGCTTGAAAAACTTAAGATTGTTTCACAAGAGAAAATAGAAGGTGCACGTATCACTGCTAAATCTCTTACAGACGAAAAGAAATTAGATATAGACACTAGACTTAAAGGCGTTCAAATTAATCTAGATGCAGCAAGAACACAACTAGACCATGAACATAAAATGGAGACAGCAAAAAAAGTTAAACAACAACAGGAGTAATACATGGATGAAACGTTAGAATACTTAATCCGCAAGATTGAGGAAAGACGCAGAGATTTAGAAATTAGTTTGGGTGATGGATCAGCAAAAGATTTTTCAGCATACCAATATTCAGTGGGGAATATACAGGGTCTCCTTACTGTGAAGTACTTAATCGAAGACCTTGCAAAACGTATGGAGAACGCAGACGATGAGTGATCAAATCCTCACAATGAACAAAGATTTAGTTGATGCATCAGGTCGACCAATCTCTGTTCCAAAATTAGAAGAAGTACAACCGGAAGATATTCCGATTGAAGAACGTGGCTTGCAATTGCCAGAACCAAAAGGTTATAAAATTTTATGTGCCATTCCAGATGCAACGGAAACATATAAAAGCGGTTTGTTAAAAGCAGATCAAACTAAACATATAGAAGAACATTCTACTGTAGTTTTATTTGTAGTGAGAATGGGTGATCTATGTTATGCAGACAAGGAAAGGTTTCCAACTGGACCTTGGTGTAAAGAAGGTGATTTTATTCTAACACGTGCTTATGCAGGCACTCGATTCAAAATTCATGGAAGAGAATTTAGGATTCTAAATGATGACAGCGTTGAAGGTGTTGTTTTAGATCCTAGAGGATACACCCGTGCATAACGTTATTAAACGCAACTAAGGAGAACTAAATGGCTACAGTAAAGCAAGATGGCATTGTTTTTGAATATCCAGACGATGTTGAAATCCCAGAAGGTCAACAAGCTGCTGTTGAAACTGATGAAGTAGAAATTAAAGAAGAGCAGCCTAAAAAAGAAGTTAAGGTTGAGGTTAAACCTAAGCAAGACGAAATTGATTTTGAAATAGAAGATGATACACCTCCACAAGATAGGGGTCGTGAACCACTCCCTAAAGAAGTCGTGGAAGAGATTGAGAAAGATACGCTTGATGATTACTCTGAAAGAGTAAAACAACGTATGGCTCAGCTTAAAAAAGTTTGGCATGACGAAAGACGTGCTAAAGAAGCTGCAGACCGTGAACGTGAAGAAGCTATTCGATATGCTCAACAGATTATTGAAGAGAATAAAAAGCTTAAAACAACTTTAAGCAGCGGAGAAGAAACATATATTGAAGCTGTTAAAAGTGGTTTAGAACATCAATTGACTTTAGCTAAACGTGAGTATCGTGAAGCCTATGATTCAGGCGATGCTGAGAAAATTATTGAAGCTCAAGCTAAAATGAATGATGCTCAATATAAATTGTCTCAAGCTAGTATGTATCAGCCTAAATATAAAGAGGCTTTACAAGATGCTAAAAATGATGTATATATACCAAAAAATGAACAACCTTCGTATAAACCGGACGATAAAGCCTTAAAATGGCAAGAAAAGAACGATTGGTTCGGTAAAGATGAAGAAATGACAAGCCTTGCATTGGGCTTGCATGATAAATTAATTAGAAGTGGCATAAATCCTACATCTGATGAATACTATCGTCGTATAGATGATACGATGCAAAAACGATTCCCAGAATACTTTGGGGATGCAACGCTAGACGAGGAAACACCCGCCCAGCGCACTAAACCTTCTAATGTAGTTGCACCGGCAACGCGAAGCACCGCGCCTAAAAAAGTGAAACTTACTAAGTCTCAAGTAGCGTTAGCGAAGAAACTTGGTATAACACCGGATCAATATGCAAGAGAAACTTTAAAATTGGAGAAAACAAATGGATAAAAGACTAGATCGTGAACAAGAAGTAAGAAGTGAGTTTATTAGACCTGATAGCTGGAAACCTGCATCATTATTGCCTGAATTTAAAAAGGTACCTGGTTGGGCTTATCGATGGATTAGAACAAGTTTGTTAAACGATGCTGACAATCTAAATGTTTCTACAAGAATGCGTGAAGGATGGGAACCCGTTAAATTAGCGGACCACCCTGAAATGAAGTTAATGGTCGACCAAAATTCCCGTTTCAAAGACGGTATTGAAATTGGTGGATTATTGCTTTGCAAGATACCAGAAGAGTTTGTTAATCAACGTAATGCTTACTATGAAAANCAAGCTAAGCAACAAGCGCAAGCAGTTGATAACAGCTTTATGAAACAGAACGATCCTCGTATGCCTCTCTTTGCAGAGAAAAAGTCTACGACTTCGTTCGGTAAAGGTAGTTAATTTTAAAAATTTAAGGAGATAATTATGGCGTATCCAACCGTAAGTGCTCCGTACGGATTTAAACCGATTAACCGTTTTGACGGCATTCCATATGCAGGTGCAACTCAATTGTATCCTGTAACAAGTGGTTCAGCTGTTTATAATGGTCAAGTGGTTGCTTTCGTTAACGGCGGCACAGTATCACCAGTAGCAGACATTTCTACAACAAGCGTTTATATGCTTGGTGTTTGCGTAGGTGTGCAATATACAAACTCAACAGGTCAAACAGTGCAAGCTCAATATGCACCAGCATCAGGCGTAAGTAACGTTTATGCTTATGTTGTAAATGACCCAGCAGCTGAATTTAAAGTTGCTGTAACAAATAGCTCAGGTGTAATTACTCCTGTAGCTGGTACTATTTTAAACACAAACGTTGAAGGTTATACAGGTACAGGTAATACTACAACTGGCGATATCAATTCTGGTATTCAAGGTTCTACAGCAGCTGCTACAGCTACATTCCCGTTCCGTGTAACAGGTCTTGTTCCAGAAACAATCGATACCACAACTGGTAATTACACAGAAGTTGTTGTAAAGATTAATGGTTCATGGCATCAACAATTATCAACAACTGGCACTGCCACATCTTAAGGAGAATAGAACATGGCAATTTCACGCGCCCAGCTCCTTAAGGAGCTATTACCAGGTCTTAACGCACTATTCGGTCTCGAATACAAACGTTACGGCGAAGAACACAAAGAAATCTACGAAACTGAATCATCAGAACGTAGCTTTGAAGAAGAAACAAAACTTTCAGGTTTCTCAGCAGCACCTGTTAAAAACGAAGGCACAGCCATCGCTTATGACAATGCTCAAGAAGCTTGGACAGCTCGATACAATCATCAAACTATCGCTCTTGGCTTCAGCTTAACTGAAGAAGCTGTAGAAGATAACTTGTATGACACATTATCAGCACGTTACACAAAAGCTTTAGCTCGCGCTATGGCATACACAAAACAAGTTAAGTCTGCTGCAGTTTTAAATAATGGCTTCAACACTGGTGGTTCATATAACGGTGGTGACGGTGTTTCATTATTTAACACAGCTCACCCACTTGTTGGTGGTAGTACAAACAGCAACACTCAATCTACTGCAACAGACTTGAACGAAACAGCATTGGAAAATGCAGTTATTCAAATCGCTGCGTGGACAGATGAGCGTGGCCTATTGATCGCTGCTCAACCACGTAAATTAGTTGTTCCACCAGCATTGCAATTCGTTGCAACTCGCTTGTTAGAAACTGAACTACGTGTGTCAACAGCTGACAATGACATTAATGCTATTAAGAATAACGGTTCTATCCCAGAAGGTTATACAATTAACCACTTCTTGACAGATACAAACGCTTACTTCTTAACAACTGATGTTCCTAACGGTATGAAACACTTTGAACGTATTCCATTATCAACATCTATGGACGGTGACTTTGATACAGGTAACGTACGTTACAAAGCTCGTGAACGTTACAGCTTCGGTTGGTCAGATCCTCTCGGTATGTGGGGTTCACCAGGTGCTTAATTAGCAACTGACTACGTACTACTAAAGGGATTGCTTAAAACGCAGTCCCTTTTTTCATGGTTTTCTGCAAGAATTAAACTCAAAAAAGTAATATATTGACAACCATACACATCGTGTGTATTGAAAAAGAGAACAAATGATCTATTAAGGAGAACAATATGTGGACAAAACCAGCTGCAACAGAAATGAGATTTGGCTTTGAAGTGACTATGTACGTAATGAACAAATAATTAAATCAAAAAAAGTGATATATCTAAAGGGGCTTTGGCCCCTTTTTTTATGATATAATGCTTGCAAATAATATCAATTCAGGTATTATTTGGGAATCCGGGTTACCCGGTTTATTAGACTGTCCCGGCAGACGCATACAAGACTAATAAACTTAACTTTGTATGAAGGAAAAATACTATGTCAAAAACTACTTTCTCAGGTCCAGTCCGTGCTGGTACCAATCGCAATGCTCCATATCAAAACGTAGGCGCATTAGTTACAACTCAATCAACCGCATTTAATTTTACAGCAGCTGCTACAACAACAAACAATATTTACATCCCTGCAGGTTCAAAAATATTAACAATACATTTTGACACTATTACAGCATTTACAGGCGGTACAGGTACAGTAACAGTTGGTAATGTTGCTTCAGGCACTCAATATGCTCCATCAACAACAGTAACAACAGGCGGTCGTGTAATTCCTACTTATACAGCTGCAGAGTTAACAAATATGTTATCAACTCCAGTTGATGTTTCAGCTCAAACTACAACACAAAATGCAGTTTCAACTATAGCAGTTACTGCAGTTGCAGGTACAGGTGTTACAGCAGGTGCATTAGTAGTAACAATTACTTATGTTCAAGCTGATGATCGCAATACATATATTGACAATTAATTAATCTAGGGGGCCTCTAGCCCCCTTATATAAACTTAAGGAGATTAATTATGACAATGCAATATGATGTAAAATCAGCACATTTAAACGAGTCTGGTTTTTTAGTAAAATACCGTTGCCGTAAAAAACAAGTTACATTAGCTGGTAATGCTAGCCAAGCGGGTACTATAGTATTTTTTGATACCACTACAGCACCTGTAACATCAGCTACTTATGGTCGTTCTGGAAATACAATTACTGTAAGTTCTACTGCACATGGACTTACTACTGGAACTCCTATAGGTATTTCATTTAATAGTTCATCAGGCGTTTCTGCTACAGATGGTAACTATACAACCATTACTGTAACTGATGCTAATACCTTTACTATTACTGATATTAATTCTGGTACTGTTACAAACGCTGGTACTGGATGTCAGTATGTAACCGGTAGTAATAGATGGATGACTACATACGAAACTTTGACGGGTGCAACAGCTACTCAGCAGTTGTTAATTCCTGGTGAAGGTGCGTTAGCTTATAATGGTATTTACGCATATATGGTTAACATGGGCTTTGTAACAATTCATTATGGCTAGTAAAAAAAAAGGTCCTTCATTATCAGTCGGACGCGGTGAGAAGCTCCCTGTGTCAAAAGGCGCAGGTCTCACTGCTAAAGGCAGGGCCAAATATAATAGAGAAACAGGATCAAACTTAAAAGCTCCTCAGCCTCAAGGTGGGCCTCGCAAGAAATCATTTTGTGCTAGGATGTCTGGAATGCCTGGTCCTATGAAAGACGAAAAAGGCAGACCTACTAGAAAAGCTGCCTCCTTAAAAAGATGGGGATGTAAATGAGTACAGAACGCGAATTAGCTGAACACGGTATTGAAATTAAACATATTCAAAATGATGTAGATACTCTTATGAAAGACATGGACGAATTAAAAGATCGATTAGATAAAATTGAACAATCATTAAGTAAAATTGAAGGTGGTTGGAAAGTATTTATCTTAATTGCAAGTGCAGGTTCTTTTGCAGTATCATGGTTATTTAATCATTTTATGAAATAAATTATGGATTTTTTAAGGAAAATATTTATGGATAAAAAAGAAGATCAAGTTTCTGTACAAGATCAAGCTACTGAAGCTGTTGTTGAATCTATCGTAGAAACTAAAAAAGAAACTAAGCATCCTAAAGATTGTAATTGCAGTACTTGTTTAGAATGTTTAGAGTGGAGAAAATAAGTGCCAAGCGTGTCTAAAAAACAACATAATTTAATGGCAGCAGTAGCTAAAAATCCTGCGTTTGCTAAAAAAGTTGGTATTAAACAAAGCGTTGGTGAAGATTTTCTTGCAGCAGATAAAGGTAAAAAATTTGGGAGTGGTGGTATGGCTAAAAAAATGACTGAAAAAGAATGGGAAGGATCTGCTAAGGATCTTGCTCAAGATAAAAAACTTGCTAAAAAATACAACATGTCTTTTTCTGCTTGGGAAAAATCTAAGATGGATGAAAAACATGATAAACAACAATCTATGAAAGGATTAAAAATGGGCGGTAAAATTAAAGAAACAATGGGTCCTCGTACAATGGCTATGGATGTTGAAAAAGGTTCTAATAAACTTACTAAATTTGGTGAGTCAGCTGTACAAAAACGTGGTAAGACAAAAGGTAAAAACTTAGGTGATACAGGTCCATCAATTGGTATAGAAGGTGGCATGAAAAAGGGTGGTAAAGTTAAAAAGATGTGTGGCGGTGGTTATATGGGCAAATCTAAAAAAATGGCTCGTGGTGGTGGTGTTGAAGTTCGTGGTAAAACTAAAGGCAAAATGTGCTAAGGAGCTATCATGGCTGATAAAGAATATAAAGATTTAACACCAGAAGAAAAATATAAATCAGCTATTGAAGCTGATAAAGCTCCTTGGAATCCAATACAAACTGCAAAAGATTTAATAATTGAAAAACTATCACCAAAAAAAGAAGAAACAAAACCAGTTAAAAAAATGGCTAAAGGTGGTATGACTGCTTCTAAACGTGCGGATGGTTGTTGCACAAAAGGTAAAACTAAAGGAAGGATTGTTTAATTATGGCAAAAAATTGGATTGCGGGAGCAATTAAAAAACCAGGTGCATTAAAGTCAGCACTAGGTGTTAAAAAAGGTGAAAAGATTCCAGCTGGTAAACTAGCTAAAGCTGCTAAAGCTCCAGGCAAAATGGGTCAACGTGCTCGTTTAGCTGAAACTTTAAAAGGTTTAAAGAAAAAATGAGACCTTCACGAGGTATGGGTGCTATTAGAAAAGCTAAAATACCAGGTGCTATGCCTGATAAAATGCCTGCTAAAAAAATTATTCATCGTAAAGATAAACCACAAGATGTTGAAATGTATAAAAAAGGTGGATCTGTAGGATTATATGCAAATATAAATGCTCGTAAAGAAAAAGGAATTTCTAGACCTAAATCTAAGTCTACAATTACTTCAGAAGCATATGCAAATATGAAAGCGGGTTTTCCAAAAAGGAAAAAATAAATGGCTGCAATAACTACAGGAACAACGAGTTTTAATTTAGATTTAAATAACCTCGTTGAAGATGCATTTGAACGTTGCGGTAAAGAATTGCGTTCTGGTTATGATTTAAGAACAGCTAGACGTTCTTTAAATATTATGACTGCTGAATGGGCAAATCGTGGTATTAATATGTGGACTATTGAACCTGGTCAAATTAGTTTAAACCAAGGTCAAATTATGTATCCATTACCTGTAAATACAATTGATTTATTAGATACAGTAACTCGTACAGGATCAGGATCTACTCAAGTAGATATTAATATCAATCGAATATCTGAGTCTACTTACTTAACCATACCTAATAAAAATGCTACAGGTCGTCCTATTCAAGTATGGATTAATAGACAATCTGGCGTTACAGGCGCTACAACAATAACTTTAAATCAAACCTTAACTGCTACTGATACAACAGCTGATAATACAATTACCTTATCAAGCACTGTAGGATTACCACAATTTGGATTTATTCAAATTGGTGAAGAAACTATTCAGTATGGTGGTATAAG